CAATACAAGCAATGCTGGGTATGCTGTTGCAATCAATTATAATTATCCAACCATATCTGGCGGCGCGACATCTGGCGGCGCTGGGGGTAATGGTTTCTTTATTACGCAACCTACTATGCTTGGGGCAGGCGGGGCTGGCGGTGGCGGAAACGCTTCAGGTATAGGCGGTGCTGGGGGAAAAGGCGGCATTGGTTGCGGAGGCGGCGGTGGTGGTAGGGGTAGCACTACAGGGGGCGCAGGTGGTCCCGGCGGTGATGGCGCTGCATTTATTTGGTCTTGGTAAGGGAAAGTATCATGGATACGCAGACGATGATTAATCTACTTGGTGGCGCTGCATTATCCGTAGTAGGATGGCTTGCCCGCGAATTATGGGGCGCTGTTAAGGAACTTCGGAAAGATCTTCATATTTTAGAAGTTAACACAGTCCCCAGATCGGAATTTGTAGAAAACATTCGGCATATAGAAGATATTTGCCGTCAGATTTTTGATAAAATAGATGCGTTTCGGTCTGAAAGGTAAATGAGTCATGGTTACATATACGACAAATAAAGCACTTCAGGAACCGGATGCCAATTCATCCTCTTGGAACGTTCCGTTAAACTCCAATTTTGTGGCTATTGATGCCGCATTTGGGACTACAACTACGTCTACATTAAGTGGAACCACTTATAATCTTTCCACTTCGGAAATTGCAAACTTTCGCATTTATTTAAATGGAAGCCCCGGTGCGGGCGTAAACGTTGTTATCCCAATCACAAACTCAGCGGGCAGTAGTGTTGGTGGATATTGGGTTTTTGAAAATCAAATTACGACGACTCAAACCATTACAATATCCAATGCTTTTGGCGGCAATACGGTTGTTATCCCCAAAGGATATCGCATTGTACTATTTTCCGACCCAACATCCGGTGTTTGGATTGCAAATGATGGGGTCATTCGCGGTAATTATGCGGGAACATTCAGCACCCTATCTACGTCGGGAAACGTAAGTATTGGTACGGCCACTTCAGTTAGCCGATTGTTTATTCCCGCATCAGCCAGCAACACTTCTGATATTCGATATTCATCAGCTTCACTAACTGGCAATGCTACCTCTTATTTGGGAATAGGGGCTTCAAGTGCTACCAACATAATAACTGCGCTTGATAGCGGGAACGTCAATAATAATTTTTCTTTTAATACAAGTTCAAGTGCTTTTCCCGGAACGCCGCGACTAAAAATAGATAACGCCGGGAACGTTCTTGCTGTTAGTAAGGGGTCAAGTGCTGGCTTGGGTTATGGAACAGGCGCTGGGTCTACGGTAACTCAAACAACAAGTCTTACAACGTCTGTGACAATTAATGCCCCAACAGGTGTCATTAATACGTATAATGCATTTTGGAACAATTATACGGTTTCTAATCCCGCATCCTTTACGGTCAGCAATACATCCGTGAACACAAATGACACGGTTGTTTTATCTATTGGTTCGGGTCTTTCTAATACATATGCGTATTTTGTATCTGGGGTGTCTACTTCGACTTTTGTAGTTACAATTTACGCCCTAAAGGGAACTGTACAAGAATCTGTTATCATTAACTTTGGCCTTATTAAAGGGGCATCTTCATAACCAATTCATAGACTTTGCCAAAGGTTTATGGCATTAAATTAATGTGTCGCGCCGACATATTTCAATTGAAGACAGGGAAATACAAATGAACGACGTGCAAGTTGATCTAAAATTGTCTCTTCAACAAGTAAACGCAATCCTTTTGCTGGTTTCACGGGGAGCCTATGCGGAAGTTGCAGATTTAATTGCGGAAATCCGTAGGCAGGTAGAACCACAGTTTGAGGCGGCTCAGGCGGCGGCTCCTGTTGAAGTGGTTAACGCGCCAGCACAGTAATACTATGCCTATAGGGGGCGACCGTGGCTTTATCATACAGTGACTATGTAACACAGCTTGCTACGCTTGCAGTCGTCCCCGCCACTGATCCATACTTCTTGACTATTCTTCCAGATGCAATTTCTTATGCGGAATTGCGGATTCAAAGGGATTTGGACCTTTTAGCGACTGTTGTATCTGATACATCGTCGTATTCAACGACCGCGTCTCAGGGATATGTCAACATTCTCCCATCGCAGTTTATTTCCGTCCAAACGGTATCTGTGACGACCCCATCTTCTGCCGTGTTTCCATTGGTTAACGTTTCCAAAGAATACATTCAGAATGTGTTTAATGGCAACACTACGGGAACCCCAACGTATTTTGCAATGTACGGATCTGGTACGGACACTACCGGATTGAACAACATAACCATTCTTTTGGGGCCAATACCAGATGCAACCTACCCGCTTACAATAACGGGTACGGAAAGATTTGCGACATTAAGTGCGTCCAACACGCCTACGTATATAAGCACTTACTTCCCCGACCTATTCCTTATAGCGTCGATGATTTATGTCTCCGCCTATCAACGGAATTTCGGTAAGTTGAACGATGACCCACAGATGGCGGTTACGTATGAAAGCCAATACCAAGCGCTTCTGAAGGGTGCAACGGTTGAAGAATACAGGAAGAAGTTTGAAGGACCCGCTTGGTCTTCGCGCTCCCCATCGCCTATTGCCACCCCTCCACGGAGTTAACCTATGCCCCGTGCAGAACTTAAACTTGTCCCCGGCGTTGACTTAATAAAGACGCTGAATTTGAACGAATCCGCTATTTCGGATACGAACCAGATTCGGTTTCTCCCCGACCGGAACCAACTTGGACTGGCCCAAAAAATGGGCGGATGGCAGCCATATTATAACGCCGCCATATCGTCCACTGTCCGGTCAATGAAGGCGTACAATGATTTAAACAACTTAAATCATCTTGCTTTGGGTTGCGTTGGGCCAAGCCCCGGAACAAATGCGTATGGGTCATTGCAGATCCTTACAAACGGTACCTTAACGGATGTTACCCCGCAATTCCGGGCTAATTATGCTGCTAACGCTACATCTACATTAAGTACAATTAGTTACGTTATTCAAAACACTGGAACGACCAATTTTACGTCTATTGGTTCGTCGTCCAACGACCTTTATACCTACTTCACCGCGACGGGGGCGGGTACAGGTACGGGTACGGCTATTCCAGTAATTAAGATATCTACAACTGCGGGTAGCAATATTGTAACGATTGTAGATACGGAAATACCCGCAATTGTTGGCGACTTTATTGAATTTAAAGAACCAATATCACTTGGTGGTACAGTTTTCCAAGGGCCGTATGCTGTATCAAGCGCAAATGGCACGACGTATACAATACAAATTGCAACTACGGCCACAAAGCCTGAAACCAATTTTTTATTCACCAATGCTTCCGCCCTTTTTAATGGTAGTAGCAGCGCAGCGGTATTAACGGTTACAGCTATTACCAGTGGGACATTGAGCGCTGGTCAGTTGATTAGCAGTTCTAATACAACGGCTGGAACTCTTATCGTTTCGCAATTAACCAGCAGTGCAGCAGCGGTTGTTACAAAAACCTATTCCAGCGGTGGTGCTGTCGGGACAAATACCGTTACATTCGCAAACGTTACAAGCATTGCTGTTGGGCAATTGGTGTCCGGCACAGGCATTCCTAATGGCACGTTTGTTGGATCTATTTCCAGCAATACCATTACGTTGGTAACCGTTACGGGAACCGCAAGCAATTTCACGGTTCAAGCGGCTGGAACTTATAGTTTTTATACTGCGGGCGGCGTTGGAACATATTCTATTTCAATATCCCAAACGTCTTCCGGCGGTTATGCCGCTACTTTAGAACAATATCGCACCTACGTCATTCAAACTCCGGGAACGACAGTTTGGACATCTAACGGGGCGGCATCCAGTTTAACGGGAACCGTATTTTTGTCTACGATTGCCGTGGCGACTGCTGGGGCTTTTGTTGTTGGCAGCACATATGAAATTATAACAGCCGGAACTACGGATTTTACATTAATTGGAGCCGCTAATAGCACTCCGGGAACTATTTTTGTAGCTACAGGGGTTGGTACTGGAACAGGTACAGCAACGACGTATACTGGCACAGGAACCGCCAGATTATTGGGCGTGCCCGCATATTATATAGCTCCGGGTAGCCAAACGGTTACTGTTTACCTTGATAACCACACATATACCGTTGGCAGTGATTATTATATTGCGGACCCAGTAACGGTAAACAACGTTACTTTGGCGGGGTCTTTTACAGTTACGGCGGTAGGATCAAACCAAACAGCCCCTACATTTACAATCCAAGCACCTAACGTTGTTGCATCCGCGACAGCCGCTGGTTCATTTGTTATTGGTCAGCAATACAAAATTCAATCGGTTGGTACTACGGATTTTACCGCGATTGGCGCATCCGCCAATACGGTTGGTGTTATTTTCGCCGCTACTGGCGTTGGATCTGGTACGGGTACGGCTTATACCCCCAATCCAGTCCCTGCAAATTCCGGTATGCCCAATACCAACTTTTACATTTCTCCATTACCAACGTCTCAATCAGGGGGGTATGGTTCTGGCGGATATGGCGTTGGTGGATACGGAACGGGTACAGGCGCTATAACAAATGCTGGGTCTTTTATTGTTGGGACTCAATATCAAATTCTTACGGTTGGAACCACTGACTTTACATTGATTGGGGCGTCTTCTAACACAGTGGGCGTTATTTTTACCGCTACTGGCGTTGGTAGCGGGACGGGTACAGCAACCAGTTACAATGCGGGCTACCAGATCAACGCTACTGACTGGTCTTTGGATAACTTTGGGCAGATTCTTGTCGCATGCCCCGCTGGCGGCCCTGTTTATACGTATGCGTTTAACACAGCCTCCGCCAATGCTAACTTACCAAGCATCCAAGCACCGCTTCTTAATGATGGCGCGTTTGTCGCAATGCCACAACGCCAAATTGTTGCATGGGGTTCTTCATTTGGGTTAGAACAAGACCCGCTTCTTCTTCGCTGGTCAGATGTTCAAGATTCCACCACTTGGGTTGGAACCGCACTTAATCAAGCGGGTAGCTTCCGCATCCCAACGGGCAATAAAATTGTAACCTGTATCCAAGGTCCGCAACAGGCGTTTATCTGGACGGATATTGACTGCTGGGCGATGCAGTATGTTGGTGCGCCTCTTGTTTATGGATTTAACAAGATTGGATCAAATTGCGGTGCTATTTCGCGCAAATCGGTCGGCCAATATCTAAATAACATATATTGGATGAGCCAAAAGCAGTTTTTCGTAAACCGTGGTAATGGGCCGGAAGTTCTCCCATGCCCCGCTTGGGACTTTGTTTTCCAAACGCTCAATACGGGCGGCGGGGTTAACGTATCCCCTTCATCCCTTATTCCGGGCAAAACATATGTTATAACATCTCTTGGAACAACGGATTTTACGACCGTTGGTGCGACGACAAACGTAGTGGGATTAACATTTGTCGCTACCGCTACGGGAACGGGGTCTGGAACGGCTTATCTCCCACCATACACAAATAACATTCGTTGCGCGATAAATTCGCAATTTAACGAAATTATTTGGTATTTCCCATCAACCGCATACCCATCCTTTACGGCCTATGCGGGGTCGTTGGTTGTTGGGAAAACCTATACGATTGGATATGTCGGCAACACGGATTTTACCGCATTGGGCGCATCGTCCAATACAGTTGGGGTAACATTTGTTGCGACTGGCACGGGAAGCTATTCCTCTGGCGCTGGTTGGGCGACATTAACCTCATCCATCGGTGAGAATAATGCGTATATCAAATACAACGTGGCGGTAAACCAATGGAACTTTGGTTATAACCTTACGGGTACTGCCTTTGACGGCGCGACTCAGGTTAGCCAATTTGTAGGCCGCACAGCTTGGATCGACCAATCTGTATTGGGCAACCCACTTGGTACGGGATACGATAACTTCATTTATCAACATGAAGTTGGGTATAATGCGTATCAGGGGAATGCTTCCTTTCCGATGACCTCATCCTTCTCCACCGGGTTCTTCCAAATTGCGGAGGCGGATCAACTTGTTTTCGTTGACCAAATCTGGCCTGACTTTGTATGGGGAACATATTCCGGCGACCCAACCACATCACCAAATGGCGGCGATAATTACAATGCTACCATACAGATGTACATTTTGTTTACAAACGATGCGGATGAGCCGCAAAATTTTGATGGCGCAAACGGTATAAATACTCTGGGTCCGTTTACGTTCCAATACGGAATGACCCCATCTTATGTCTCTTGCCGCATCCGCGCCCGATTTATCCGCCTATTGTTCTTCTCAAACGATTCCAACACTTGGTGGCGTTTAGGCGGATTAAGATACCGTTATCAACCAGATGGGAGATACTGATGGCATCGCTTGACGACATATTAAGCGCACATAAAAATGCGGTACAGGCTATCAACAATTGGGGGCAGACAACCTCCAATCTGGCGGGGGTAATGAACAGCGGGGAAATTTCCTCCGCTACTCTTTTGACGCCAAGGTTGGGGTGGGTCGCCAACGTCTCCGTTATTGTAGCGGGTAGCGCTGGTACGATTTATGATGCGACCAGCACCGCAACGACAAGCGGAACCAGAATATATACAATTCCCGCTACTGTCGGGGTTTACAGCGTTATGTTGCCCGTACACAACTCCATACTTGTTGTGCCGGGATCTGGCATGGTTGTGGCGGTATCTTATAGTTAATCGGGGCTATTAAAAAGTGTAGTTTTGGTGTAATAAATCTGAGAACAAGTGGAGTTTAGCATGTCGGACGCATTTCAATACGGTGATGAACGCGATGCGTTTCAAAACTCTGATTTTGGCCCAGACCTTTCAGGATTATTCCCAACGGGTGCGATTGACTATACGCGCCGAATTGGAACAGATATTTACAACAGATTGCCGTCCCTTCCCTCAAATCCAGTCGCGGGTGGCCCAGAAGATAGGGCTATGCGCCGTTTGATGAGCCAATCCATCCGTTATGGCAATCGCGGCTCTTCGGATAACAACCCCCTTTCAAATATGGGTGATTACATCACAAATACCGCCAAATCGTTGTATAATGCGGTCCCTTCGTTTAATTACACCCCAAGTTCTGCGGATGATGTTGGCGCGACTGTTTACTCCCCAGATGCGGCTAAAACCCAAGCGATTACCCCACGGGACCGCTCCGAATATGCGTATAAACCGCATGAGAAGTCTTTTTATGAAAAGACCTTGGATCTTTTGCATTGGTCGCATCCAAACAACCCTGAGAACAAAGTTGAACCCGCTTCCAGTAACTCATTCGTCGGCGCTTTAACGGGAAAGCCAGCGCCAACCGCCCCAGTTACGCCATCGGCCCCCGCCACCACTTCAACAGCCCCAACCCCATTTATTAAGGCGCTGACGGGTAATACACCTCAAAATACGACAATCGCTATGGGCGGTGCCAATACGGATACGCAATATCCAAATGCTAAGGTGCCGTTACCACCACGTCGTCCTGCCAATTTAGGCCAACCCCGTCCACAGGCGCAACCTGAACAAACGGAGGATACGGGTCCGGGTTCTTTGGCGGAGGCACAAAAGCTATTTCCGGGCCGCCCATTGCAACAGGCTATCTATTACACTGAGCCTCCAAGTGGGAAGCACAGCACGGGCGGTCAAATGCGCCGTCTTGGCGTAGGTGCGGATACGTCTGGCTTAAATCCTGATTATATTGCACGTATTTGGGAGCCAAAGGATTTGTCCAGCGGGGAAAGGTTTATCCGTGGGGCTTATGAAACTCAGGCCCCGCAAACGCCAGTTCGCAAGACCTCTGGCCCTGAAGTGGGCGCAACCCAATATGCATCAGGCGGCCATGTTGATATGGCGGATAAGCTTGCGCGGGAAAAGTCAACTCCATGCCATACGGGAATTATCCAAATGGCGGTGGGCGGACGTACCGACCATCTCCCAATGCACGTCCTTGAAGGTTCATATGTCCTCCCAGCCGACATCGTCTCCGGTCTTGGTGAAGGCAACACCCTTGCGGGCGCTAAAATTCTGGATGAGATGTTCGGCCATCACCACAACCTTCCCCACAAAGCGGGCGGTGGTGGGTTAAGTTCAAAAAGTATATCCGCAAATCTAAAAAGCTTGCGGGATCTTCCAGCAGATATTGCATTGGGTGTTGACGGCAGGGACTTTGCTGGTAGCGATATTTTAAGCAAAATGTTCAGCGAAGGTCCGGGTGGGGCAGAAATGCCTAATTTCCGTGCATCGGTAAACTTCCCAAGCCTTATGTTCCCCGTTCCCGGAAACGCAAGTATTTCGGAAGCATCCCGTGCGACAGGCGGCGGCGTAATATCAAACACGCACCGCCCAGTTCCGATTGTCGCGGCGGGTGGTGAGTATGTAATTCACCCAGATGATGTAACGCGCTATGGTGGCGGTGATATGGACAAGGGCCACGATAAACTGGACAATTTTGTTAAATATGTCCGTTCTCACTTGGTTAAAACGTTGAAAAACCTTCCCGGACCAAAAAGAGATTAAGAATGACTGATTATAAGGTCAAAGTTGCTACTGCTGAAGATGTGGATCAAATCATTGATCTGCTTAAAATGATGCATGATGAGAATGGCGTTTTTCAATACGACGAAGAAAAAACGCATGATATCATCACAAATATGATTAATGCTGGTAAGGGTGTTGTTGGGGTTATTGGTGAGGGTCAAATTGAGGCAATGATTGGCCTTATTATTGACCAGCTATGGTACGGAAAAGACTTTCATCTTAATGAATTGTTCAATTTCGTCCACCCTGATTACCGCAGATCTACCCGCGTCAAATCACTAATTACGTTCGCTAAAAAATGTTCCGACGAAATGCAGATACCGCTTGTTATCGGTGTTGTCGCAAATCACAGGACGGAAGCCAAAGTTAAACTGTACGAAAGACATTTCCCTAAAGCGGGGTCATTCTTTTTGTATAACGAAGATTATGCAAGGGTAAATGGTCATGGGTAATTTATTTAGTGGCGGTCCATCGTCAACGACGTACCAAGCAAACCCCGCGATAACCAATGCGTTAACGCAGCTTCTTGGTGAGGGTGGCGGTCTTATCGGATCAACGGGCGCTCCATATTACGACCCATCGACCGCACAGCAATATGCGGGTTTTGTCCCCGGCCTTGTCGCACCCCAGACGCCGGAGCAAATCAACGCGATCAATAACATTACGAATTTGCAGGGTGGGACTCAGCCGTTTTACTCAGCGGCGGAACAGATGACTTCCCAAGCGGCTACCCCAATGCAGATGCGACAATTTTCTTTGGGTGGCGTTAATCAATATATGAGTCCATATATTAGTGACGTTGCTAACGCAGCGATGGGGAATATTAACCAAACAAATGCCCAACAGCAACAACAAGTGTTGGGCAATGCGATGCAAAAGGGTGCTTTTGGTGGCGACCGCGCTGGTATTGCTCAGGCGGAATTAGCGCGTCAGCAAGACTTGGCGAACAACGCGACGATTTCTAATCTTTATAACCAAGGTTACACTCAGGCCCTTGGTGAGTTTAATCAGCAGCAGGGTGTTGACCTTGCGACGCAATTACAAAACCGCAATCTTTTGTCTCAAAATGCACTTAACCTTGCTAACCTTGCGACGGGCGGACAGAATGCTGCATTGCAACAAGCGCAAGCGCAATACGGTGCGGGCGCGACGGAACAACAGCAGCTTCAAAATCAGTTATCCACCGCCTATCAGCAGTATATGAACCAATATCAAAACCCTTACGGCCAGCTTGGATGGTTGGGTTCATTGATTAGTGGTGCCGCTCCCGCGATGGGTGGGACAACAACGGGTCAGCCAGCATCCCCATCTATTGCAAATACAATAGGCGGAATTGGGACAATGTTCTCCGCATTGGGAAAAATTCCGGGGTTAGGATTTAAAGAGGGTGGCGCTGTTAAGGGTTACGCAACTGATGGGGCGGTGACCGCACCAAAAACAGATCCAGCGGTAACTGATGCGTTAAACGCTATCTATGAAAAGGATTTTGGCCGCGCTTATAATCCAACGACCGATTCCTATTGGGCGGATCAAATCGCTTCCGGTAAAGACTCCCTCTCAAATATGGCACAGTTGCAGAGCGATATCGCTGGCGGCGCACAGGGCTTTGATAGATTTGCATTGCAACATGCGATGGCAAATAAGCCAATGGTTGATGCGTATAATGCGTATGGCACACTTGCTAATTCTGGAAATGCATCACTGGGTGATTTGCGTAACTCCTACAATTCCTATTTGGCATCCATGCGCCCGACATCTGGCGTTGCACTCCCATCAAGAGCAATAAGCGGCGCGTCTCCTTTCGCGTCATTGCTTGCCAGCCTTGCGGGTGCGGGAGCGGGTTTAGGCGCGGGTACTTCAGGATCTGATTCTTCTGGATTAACGGATGCTACCGCAAGCGGATTAATAGGTCGCGGGCATGGGGAACCATCTACCGCCCGTAATGCTAACTATTCTTCCGATTTCCGTTCCAGCAATGGTCCTATTGCAAGTCCGGGCGGGTATGGTCCGTATTCAGCGGGTGGCGGTGGTGGGGCATCGTTCAACTTTGGCGGCCCATTGGGTGGCTTGTTGGCTGGAATTGGCGCTGCTTTAACGGGCGGTTCCACGGAAAGTAAAATTCCAAAAGAAGAAGGCTATACTGGCGTTACATCTTCAATGGGTCCAGACAAAGAAGAAAACCGCGGTGGTCGTATTCATAGTGCAAAGGGCGGCTTAATCCCTACCAGCTATGGGCTTATGACCAAAGATGATTTGGCGCAGTTAAACGCTGATGTATTTGGTTCAGGTGTGTCTAACGACACCCCATCTGAGCAAGCATTTGGCGCGGCTGACGTCCTAAGCGGCATGAATCGCGGTGGCGTCGTTGGTCATTATGCTCCCGGTGGAGCCGCAACGGATGACTCATCGGATGAAGCCCCAGTCGCGGATACATCCGTAATCCAAAACTCCGCTAAAAACGCGGGTATTCCGGTAGATCAGTTTGTCAAATTATCGCAAGGCGAAAGCGGCCACCGCTTTAAGTTGGGTGATGATAATTCATCCGCCGGGCCATTCCAATTGCATGTTGGCGGCGCTTCAAAACAATATCCAAACCCCGGAAAAGGCGATGATTTTTTTAATGAAATGCATCCCGATTTGGCGGAAAAATTAACACCTCAACAAAAGGCCGCATACATAAACGATCCATCCCATTTACAAGAAACATCGGATTGGACCGCAAATGAAATTGCGAAAAATGGCGCAAATGCTTGGACTGTAGCGCGTCAGCAAGGTCTCCTTGGTGCGCGTCAAGCTGATATGCCATATGTAAACGCAAAGAACGCAGCCGCCCAAGCTGGCGATCAGACTGGTCAGGGATCTCAAAATAAAAGCATTTTATCCGGCCTATTCCCCGGCCTTGCTGATCCAGAGCGCCTTGCATTGTTTAAGTTCGGTGCGACGTTAGCGGGAACACCGGGTCCGTTTGGTTATGGTCTTGCGAAGGCTGCTGATGCGTATGCGAATCAGTTGGTTGAGTCGCAGAAACTTGCGTCCGAAAGCAATCTACGCGCCGCTCAAGCGGAAGCACAAAAAGGCGAAGCTATTACTAAACGCGCGACACTTGGTCGTGCTGGTGCATTGGTTAGCACCATGAACCCTGACGGCTCTATTTCATTGCAACAAATTCCAATAGGCGGTATGGGCGGCGGACAGTCAAGCGCCGCTGCACCATCAATAGGTGGCGGTGAATTTAATATTCCCCCAGCAAGCCAATCTGGAACTACTGGCGGCCCATCCGGTGGCGGCGCTGGCCCATCCACTGGCGCTCCTTCGGCTCCAACCGCTCCTGTCGGCCCTGAAAAAGCTAAACCCTTACAGACGTTTGCATATGGGTCGATCCGCGAAGACGGTTTGAATGCTGACAAGAAAAATGCAGCTATTCAACAAGAAATTGACGCAATCAATAATGATGTGTCGTCTCAATACGGCCCGCGTTCACAACAATTGGCTACCCAAGCTGATGCGATACAAAATACCGCAACCAAAGAAGGTAGTGCCGCTTATAACGGTAGGCAAGATCTTCAAACTTTGACAAAGGCGGTTGCCTCTCAGGATTCAACTGGCTTGCTTGCTTCCGGTATTCAGAAAGCATTCCGCGACCGAATGGCTAACTACGCTCAAACGGTTGGTGCGATGACGGGCAACGATTTGGGCTGGTCTGATAAACTTAGCGCTCAAGAGCAGGCAAATAAGATCGCAACTTGGGCATCAGTTCAACAGGGCCGCCATGCTGGGTTTATCACACAGGGCTTGGAAAATGCGTTCCCAACAGGTGCATTACAGCCTGAAACACAACGTTCATTACTTGCAAGCATGATTACGCAGAATAAACGCGCTCAAGATTTGCAAAACTTCACGACTGATTACAATCAGAAAACTAACAATTTAGGTTGGAACGCTGAAAAGGTATTCCAAAAGACAAACCCGCCAAGCGAATATGCGCGGGATGCTCAAGCAATTGAAGCGCTCATGGCATTGTCGGATAAGACTCCTGCGGGACAAGGTAACTTGCATCCCAACCCAATTACGGATTTGATGAACCGTAAATACGGGCCAAAGTCGGCTGAGTATTTCGATCAGTACGTTCATAATCTGTATGTTAAAACGGGCGACCCACGTTTTGCGGTTCACAATCTTTCCCGTTATTTTGAATAGTAGGAGCGGTAAATGGACGACCAAAACCCGTTTATCTCTCAATACGGATCAATGGATTCGCAAGTAACACCCGCGCCCTCAAAAGCTGGTTCTTCCTCTGAAGGGGGGAATCCGTTTGAAGAGGCGTATGGTGCTATTAATGAAAAGCAGCAAAAAGACCAACGGTATGCGGAAAGGGTTCAAGCCTATCTTCCGCAACAACAAGAATATTATAAGGAAGCTGGTCCGGGATACGACCCTTCAGGGGGTAGCATACCTCTTCTTGGGCCATTAGTGATGAGCGGTGCGCGTCATATTGAGGCTGCTTTAGGTGCGGGTGGCACTGACCCCACTGGGAAAAAGGCGGCTGACTATTCTGAGCGCCTTCAAAATCTTGCCGCAAGAGATGAGGCGGCAAAGATTGCAAGAAAAGAAGCGTATCCTGTAAGATCCGTAATTCAAGATTTTTTACCTTCCTTGGCGCTTGGTGCTGTTGCTCCTGAAGCAATCGGTTTAGAAGCCGCCGCTGGCGCTGCTGGGGAAGCCGCTTTGCCCGCAATTGCCGCTGAAACAGTTGCCCCCGCCGCTGGTGAGGCTGCTGCGGCTGCCGCTGTTAAGGAACCAATTATACCTGAAACGTCTTGGTTAAAGACAACAACCCCCGGTCGTGCGGTTATGGATGTAGGCCGCCTTGGATTGGAGGGCGCTGGTTATGGAGCGGCTTCCGCTGCGGGTGAAAAGTATTTTGGAACCTCCCCTGATGCGGAGGATACAAGTATCACTCAGGGAGCGTTACTTGGCGCTGGCTTGGGTGCGGGGTTAGGCACTGCGGCGAAAGCTTTGACCGCTGGCGCGGGCTTTGCGGCGGAAAGACTTCCCGATTGGATGACGAATATGTTCTCCAAAGATAAGGATGTGTTAAACAACCTTGCCGAAAAATACGAACTTGACCGTCAAAATGGATTTGTCCGCAATGCGGGGACAAAGGATGAGTCGAAGGGCATGTCGTTTGAAGACTTTCATCAAGCGCGGGCCAACGGGCAAACGCCAATTGTCGCTGATGTGGGCGGGGACAATCTGCAAGGCTACATCGCTGATGTTTTGGCGAATGGCGACCCAGACCAAGTCAATGCGTTAAAGGGATTTTTACAACGCCGTAGCAATACCAGTGGCATTAACTTTTCCAACTTTTTGGAAAAAATGTATGGTGTTACGGATGATATGAACCTTTCCGCTCTTCGTCAGGCGGCGGAAGATGAGCGCGTTCGGATTAACAAAGAAAATTACGGGGTATTCCGCAACGACCCAAATTATGGGCGCGGAACTTGGTCGCCTGAGTGGAACCAGTATTTGAACAATGGTCTCTTCAGGGAGGGCATTGATGCGGTTGACGCTGAAAGGCGGTTGATAGATCCTAATTACCGCTCTCCATTCCGCACAATGTTCATGGACCCATCAGGTAAAAAGATGGTGAATGATGTCCCATTGGAAAATATGGGGCTTACGGATGAACAGCAACTTGCGTTAATGAAACGTAATGTTTTCTCAGCAAGCGACCTTAGCAAAATGTCGCCTGAAGAAGTGTCTAATATTTTCTTTCAGCCTCCAGCGGATGCGTCAAATCCAATACAAATGCGGGCGGCTAAAGATAACGCGAATCAGGCTGCATCTGAAATTTTAAATGCACAGAAAAAATTCAGCCCAAGAACCATTGTTGATTCCAATCAAATCAACACGAAGTATTTGGATGATTTGCAACGGAAACTGAATGAAATAGGTGAAGCACGTTATCAAAACGGGCAAATTGATGTCGCCAATGCTCAAAAAGGGATTGGGAATAAGATTGTTGGTGATTTAACCGATCCTAAAAGCCGTTACTTTAATCCCGCTTTTGCGAAAGCCCGTGAAGGGTATTTGTACCGCAGAAACGGGGAAAATGCGTTTAAATACGGTGAAAGCTTCCTCACCAATATTAATAACACCAAAAAAATCCACGACGTCGTTGAATTTACTAAAACGATGACGCCGGAGGAAAAGGTTTCGTTCCAAAGAGCGGTGCTTTTGGACATGCTTAATCGCGTTAAGTCTGGCGATAGGTTGAACGCTGACAAAGCGATGAAATTCTTTAAAAACGCGCAATATCGCAAGGGCATGGAAAATATTTTTGGTAAGGAAGATGTCGCGAATATGGAACATTTCATCAATATGGAAAAGTTGATGAATGATGTTAAGAACCACCTTGGAATGGTGGACCCTAATGCTGAACGTGGCCCCGCCTCTAAAATGGCGGACTGGGTTATTGCGGCACATAGCCTTGATATGCTCCTTATGAAAAAGGGCATTGAGAAAGGCGAATCATTCTTGCAAAGCCGTTACGGTCGTAAACTATATTCGCAGATTAAGTCGGACAACATCAACGACTTACAAGCGGCTCATAAGTCTTTGACTGATCCCAACAATACCAAAAAGGATAGCGCGTTTATCGCGAAGAATATTCTTATGGGGTTAGCAAGGGCTGGAACCCGCGTCGGCGCTACAGCTATGGGTCGCAAAGAAGGCGGTCGCGTAGGTTACGATGAGGGCGGTGACGTTCGTTCGGGCGATAGCGTTGGTGGATATAAAGGTGATACGGGCGGGTCCAGTGGTGATTCGGGCGGGAACGATAACGTCCGCGCCGATACCGTTTCGCAATCACAACAAGCATCCAGCGATGCACAGGCGGCGGCTAATGACAGGGCTAACAGTCAAGATGTAAGTAAGTTTGCATTTGGTAAGGGCTTTGATACATCCGGCGGTGATTCGGGTGGGCCATCTATGGGTTCACTCCCATCTGGGGCGGCAACCGCCAATGTTCCAACCCCGCACTTGGATTACGTCAATAAGATCGTCGACTCCATGCAGGGGCCGGAAAGTTCGTACGGACAAAATACGTACAATATGGGTTCGGGTGCATTTGGTCCTTGGGGCTTAATGCCTAAAACCGCTGTGGATCAATTAACTCAGTTGCACCCTGAGTACTTAAATGAAGCGACAGGGACGGTTAACCCCGGAGACGTTGCAAGTGGCGGATTGAATACCAGCCAAGATCCTTCTGGCGTCTCTAACTCCACCCTCCTTCGCAATATTGTGACGAATCAGGATTTGCAACGGGAATTGGTTACCAATTTAACGAACCAGAACATGCAGACGCTTGCGTCCAACGGATTTGCGACAACCCCCGGTAACATTTACGCCGCTCATATGCTGGGTGTAAACGACGCGATGAAACTATTGCGCTCTGATCCATCCGCCGGGATTGAAAGCACGGGGGTTAACCCGAAAGCGATCAAGAGCAATAAATTGGATGGTATGACGGTATACGATTTCCTTAATCATACACAAAATCTAATGGCACAGGCCCCTACGGCTCCCATAGCCCCAACCGCTGGACGTACTTTCCAGAACAAGGGCGGTCGTGTTCAACGGTCCACTGGCGGTCGTATTCCTGAAATGGATAAGATCTTTAAGAGTGCGAAACGGGAATTGGACGGCCAAACTCAAAAAATGCTTCACATGCATGATGATGCAATCGTCAATGCTTTAAGAATTGCCCAACGTAGGGTATAATATCGTTGATTTTTCTGGAAAGGGTTTAAGATGGGCGGATATATGAATGGTGGCGGTTATGGTTATCCCCCTCCCAATTCTGGGTATGGATATATGCCTGACCTCCAAGGTAATACGGCAGTCCCGCAAAGCAACGCGGCGCAAAATATACAAGCGAATCAGAACGCACAAACGGTCGTCCCAAATGGCGCGAATACTCAATATACGGGAGGGTTAAATTATGGCCCTAACCCGTACATGTATAGCGGCCAAGGTGGTTATGGTGGCTACGGCGTCATGCAGGGGTATAATGGGTATAATATGCCGCAAGGTGGTCCGCAGGGGCGGGATTTCTTTAAACAATTGTTAAGTACCCTCCAAGGGCTAAATACCAACACCACAAATCAACCCGCTACCCCAACTCCACCGACTACTCCGACAGATCCTAATGCTGCGTTGATAACCAGTGCATATCAAAAGGATTTTGGCCGCGCTCCTGATGCGGCTGGTCTTGCTTATTATCAGCAGCAATTGGCTCAACATCCAGAATATGCCAACAATTTAAACGCAATTATTGGTGGTGGTGCGGCGGCTGGTAGTGCTGATTATAATGCTTATAACGCTAATAATTTACCGACAGAAATGGGTGGTAACAAAGGAAGCTTTGGACCCGCAACATCTTCGGATGCATTGCCAGCAGTAAACCCCGTTACGGTTAATGGGACAACGTACAATCCAACGATACCGTCGGGCGTTGGTGCTGGGTATATAAATAACTTGAACGCCGCCAATGCTAATCCTCAAATAGCCTCCGCTTTGGCTGGAGCGGTCAATGCGGGTATTCCCGGATTTAACGTTGTTAAGACTGGCGGTCGTATTAAATACAAGTATTGATTTGATTGGGGATTTACTGAATGGACCCGTTTACCCTTATAGCGGGCGCTACCGCAATCTATAACTCCATTAAGTCCGCCGTTGATTCGGGTCGGGACATGATGGAGACTGCGGAGAAGGTAAGCAATCTATTTAGCAAAGTTGGTCAAATTGTTACGGTAACCTCTACGCCGCATAAGAAAAAACTATTCCAAAGCCAAGCGGATTATGAGGCGGAGGCGGTAAAACGCTACGCTGTTAAAGCTAAAGCACAGGATATGCAGCTTCAGGTAAAGAACATGTTCGTGGGCCAATATGGTCCCGCAGCATGGGAAGGCATCCAACGTCAAGTCATTGAAATGCGGAAAGAGGCGGCCCGTCAAGCTGCTGCCGCGTTAAAAGAACAGGAAGAAAACCGTAAGGATTTAATTATGGTTAGCAGTATCGTTGGATTTTTGGTATTAGGTATAGGCGCAAT